GTCTATGTATAGTGCATAGAAAAAACGATGCACCCATACCCCTAAGCACTCTTGTCCTTCTTTTTGCTATTGCACGACCTGCAACACGCCGCTAAGTTCTTAGAGTCAAGGCGCAGTTCGTAGTTATCTTTCAAAGAAATAATGTGATCAACTGTTGCATCACTTCCTGCTAACTTCTTGTTGCATAAGTAGCAGACCCAACCATCGCGATCAAGAACTAATTTGCGTATGCGCTGCCACGAGTAGTCATAGCCCCGTTGTTTGCTGGAAGCTTTAGCAGGTCTTGGTCTATTTAATAAAATCAAATCACTACACTTAGGACATCGTGATGTGCGTGATGGTGTGCCACATTCAAGGCAGGGTTTAAGCAATGCCATCTGTTGCTACCAAATACTCAATAGCCATTGAGAGCAGCGTTGTATCATCCTTGAAGTATCCAAGTCCGACATTGCAGTATGTGCATAACAATCCCCTGACTTGCAATGTTTCGTGGTTATGATCAACGCTCAGTTCTTTATTCAATTCACTTGCATCAATGCCGCAGATAGCACACGCATTGTTTTGTTGCTCTAATAATCTTTCATAAACATCTCTTGGTAAATGTGTTGCAGCTCGGTGAAACTGTCTGCAATCAATGCAAGTAGTTCTCTTTTGATTACCAGTTCTTTTATCTTTATGAAATGAAGTTAAAGGTTTTTCTGTTTTACACTTTCTACAAACTTGACTATCAATCATCATCTTCTTCGTTAGACTTTTCGTATTCTTCCATTGAAACAAAGTAACGATTGTATGCTTCAAGTGTTGAACCAGTTGCACGAGTGAGCAATGTATCTATTGCATCAAATGACAATTGCTGATCTGTCATTACCTCTGTTGATACTTCGCCAATTGAAACTGCAATGTTTATCATCGTGTTAGCTCCAATCGAGAATCAAGTAGGTCATCAATAAACTTATCTACAATGTGCTTCTTGGAATCAATTGTTTGTTGTCGGGTTAAATAGGCGTGGAGTAATGCCTCGTCTATTTCCTCAAGAGTTTCAATATCGCTCATATCCTGTCCATATACGAAAGAAGCCCTCAACCAAGATGGCAAGGGCTTTTATGGGATAGCAATATCTGTTACACGAAAGTGTAGCACACGCTCAATGAAATTCTTGTCAAGTTTTTATCGTGCCTTGATGACATCTGCCAAACTGTAAAGATTTCCTTTTCGTGGAATGTCGGCAGATTTAATGATGTTGCGAACTTGACGATCTGTAATTTGTAGCATCACGGCAATTGCCTCAATGTCAAGATAGAACTTCTTGGCAGGGTTAGTTAAGGCAAGACTGACAAGTCTTAAAATTGTCCACGATTGCTTGCAACCAAAACAGGTCACTTCTTCCTCAATGCCGTACTCGTGAATTCGGTGGGCATCAATGACAACCATCTTTGAACAATCATCGGTTGGGCAAGGAATCCTTCGGGGTTGCTCAACAAATTGCTTACAAGCTGCAATCCCTTTGACATACAGGGCGCCGACCTCATCGGCGAAGTCTTTCGCCCACGCCTGTTCCAATGTCCACTCAAGATGTGACAAATGGAATTGGCAGGTGGCTTCGACCTCTGCATCTGTCGTTGGCTGTTTCTTGACAAACGCCGGCGGTGTCAATTGCCGATCCTGCCGAATCAAAATCTCCCATCCGTGCAAGATTGCCAACAACTCCGTTGCCATTGAAAAGTCAAGGGCGCTGACATTGATACCTATGCTGCGTTCGGCGCTGACGGTGCCATTTCCGCCCCTGCCGGGTGTCAGATACATTCCTGCCTCGTATTGCAGGTTTGGTAGCTCAGACAGGTGTCCTATGACCTTAGAACGGCACTTGTAGCAAACGCCCTCAACCTTTGTTGGCTTATCGCAAATGGTGCAGTTCAAAATGGCACTTCCTCTGTTTGTAGTTGTGACAATGCCCGATCCCAATAGTCAGGTGCCAAGTTACCGAAAGTGGTCAATGGGTAACATTCGTGCAGGGCTAGGACAACGGGGTCGGCGGCTTTCATCCTTGCTGCCAATCTTGGTGTTGCCTCAAATGAGACATAGGTGCGGTGGATTTGGTAGGTGTGACCGCCCAAAAACAACTTGACGATTTCATCTTTAAGGTTGAGCCGACCCGTATCAAGTTTGATAGGAACGCCCGAACTGCTCAATCCATCCCATACAAGGTTTCCGCAGCTTCGGCAATCAATGGCTTGAAAGTTGAAGGCACTCATTAGGAATTATCCTGACCCTGTAGTGGGTGGTGAGGTGAAGCGTGGTGGTGTGGTGTTCCTAAAGAAACACCACCCACCACCACACCTTTCACGCTCAATGCTCGGGGTGTGGTGGTGAATTGAAAAGCCACTTTCACCACACCACCACGCTTCATCGGGCATCTCCAAGATGGGTAATTTCGGCATCAAATAGGTTGAACTCTGCCTTGCCCTTGTCGGTCACATAGAAAATAAAGTTGCTTTTGTTGCCACGATTGTCAATAAAGCCTTCATCCACCAAGGCATCTGTCCGTTCCTTCTTGGCTTTGTCATCACCCTTGATCCCTGTATTGATGTCGCGGCGCGAGCAACCGGGGTTGGCGTGGACATATTCCATAATCTCAAATCGTCTAAATCGGATGTTATCTGCCTCAACCTCATCATCACCCTTGGGAACGCCAATGACATACTCCATAAGTGTGCGAGTCGAATCAATGGTGAAGATGGCAGTTTCCTGAGTTCTATCAGATTTGCGCCACATACCCGAAACCTTGCGGATAAATCCCGGGCGATCCTTAGTCACTCTCATTGTCAGCGTTCCTGTACGCCCCGGCGATAACGCCTCCAACAGTTCAACAAGGTAGGCAGCTCCGTCAATGGTGGCTAACTTTGCCTGACCGCCGATGGCAAAGCGCCCTCGTGTCTCGGCATTTTTGGTGATGTGGTCAATAAGCACCACGGCAGCGCCCGAGGCGGTGGCAACTGTTCGTGGGAAGATGCGCATCCACCTCGTGATTTCGTCATTGTCCTTAGTCTGTCCTCCCCACATCGTCAGGGATTCGGTAACACCGTCAATGATGACAAGGGTGGCAGAGTTTGGCTCAAGGATAGATTGCCAATAAGGATCGTTTGAGTCGCGTGGACCGTCAGGGCGGATGTAGGTGAAGTATTGGAGCAGGTTTGCCCGTGACACCCCAAGGTTTTTAAGGCGATTGACGATGTCAATGGCATCTGATTCAAAGTCAATGTAGATGACCTTCTTATCAGCTTTGAGCATCTCGGCGGTGGCAATTTGTGCAATCCACGATTTGCCTGATTCAGATTCGCCATAGATGGAGTGAACGCGACCTTCGTAGATTAGCCCTGCGCCATCTGATCGTTTAAGGATGGTGGCAATGGGTGCTTGAAATAAGCCGTCATAATAATCTTTGAGTTCTACAGGCTTCCAACTTGACTCATCTTCGCTTAAAACGGGTGCAGTGACCTGTGGTGGGGTCTGTAGCGTGTTTGTTGGCATTAGAGAGTTGGGTGTTTGTAGCTCTTTGAGGTCAGATTGCCCGTAGCCTTGAGAGCGTAGGTCGTTGGCTGCTCGCTTAAAATCTCCGCCGTATTGCAGGTGGACTAGACAACCGAACTTGTCATAAGAGCGTTCAGCATCAAATGCGGTGGAGGTTGAAAAGACACGCAGTTTGTCGGTGCATTGGTAATTGGTGGTGGCAGATACGCCGATGGCTTTGCCCGGTCTGCGCCATACCGTTTTCTCACCTTGGGTATAAACCTTTGTCCAACCCAATGGGATAAGGATTTCATCCCAAGTGGTGCGTTGGTTGTAATCATCGCCCGGATTTAGAATCCCATCGTGCTTGGCAACCACATCCTGTTGGATGATTTCTGCCTTGGGCATCTCATCAAACATCGCAAAGATGTTGTGAAGCGCAGCTCGTTGTTCCATCGTGATTGTTGGGATTGTCTCAATAGAGCCACCGATAAGTTTCCATTCACCGCCATCGGGACGTGTTGATCCTGCAGATGGTGAGGTGATAGTAAATCCGCCCTCTGACCTAGTTTCCGCCCAAACATCTACGCCCCCATTTTCCCCCGGCTTTCGGGCAAGTTTTGTGTTACCCGGCAATACCCCATCGGATACAAAGTAGAGCCAATGCAGACCACCGCTAGGTGTCATCTCCACATACCCTGAATTGAGCGTTGTCCATAAATCACCTAGACCTGAACTTTGTGCAATTTCGCTGATCTCTAAATGCATCTTGGCGGTGACGGCGCGACCTTCAAGTTCTAACATCTCAAGGTTGTTGGAAATAGCACCGCAAATGACACCTACACCATCGGGCTTATTGCTAAACCATCCAAGCAGCTCATCGGGTGTCGGTTGGCGCTTTTGGAACTCCACCCACGATGACAGACCCGGGCGCTTAGAACCATCGCCAGCGACAGGCACGGCAACGATGCCATTGCTCGCAAAGCGAAGGGCGGTTGTTAGTGTGTCAGTCATTGATTGCCCCCATTAGTTGTTTGCCAATTTCAAATGTATAAGCCGGTGGTATTGCCTCCACCAACTCACCCCAAATCATCCAATCAATTCCCATTGCATCTCGTGCTTGTTCAATTGTCTTTGCAGTGTGACCGCCACCGGGAATTTCATCGCGCATTGAACCATAAATCCCAACAGGCTTTCCTTGTGTTTTGTGATCACAAATTGAACCTGTCAGTTCATAGTTAGATTCAAACAATCTATGGCGGCGAGCAGTAAGCCCAAAAGATGAACCACACATTTGAATGGGATTGATTAAGGGCGCACCCGGAACATTCTCAATCACATAAGGCTTGCCGCTTGCAATAAGTGCAGCTCTAGTCTGAGGAATTAAATCAATCTTTGTTGTGGTCTTTCCTTGTGCGTTGCGTAAGTGCTTGGTTGCACTATGAGTTTGACAAGGTGGTGATGCGTGTATGACATCAAAAGAATCAAGAAATGCTTTATCCTCTAAAACTTCCAGCGCATCTGCCTGAATGAATGTAAATGGAAATCGCTTTTGCTTTTTGATGTCCACGCCAACAACCTCAAAACCTGCGCGGTGGTAACCCATTGCAGCCCCCCCCGCCTTTGAGTAAAGATCAAGTAATCTCATCATTTCCCCCCATACGGTAGCGCGATCTTAAATGCTTGCTTGTTATCTATCAGTGCAACAATCTTTGGCACATTGTCGGTGCGGTCAAAATCTGTTGTTTGTGGTAAATCCATTGTGATCCATTCAGGGCGCAAGTGAATCAGATCAAAGAAAAAGATGCTCTCAGGTGTTGAGCAGACATACCAAGGCGATAACCCTAACTCTTGCCCCATCGTCATCATTGCATCGTACTTTGATTGCTCAAGGATTAGCTCCTCATAATGACGGCGCCGACATTTGAGTTCAAAGTAAGCCTTAGATGCAGGTGATACACAATCCCACTTGGAGTAAGGATGCGGGCTTGGAATTAGATCAGGCAAGATGTTGTGGCGCAGATAATCAAAGAGTTCAATCTCTGTCATTTGTCTTTGCCCCAACCGGTGCCTTTGAGAATGATGCCCGGCGTTGAGAACATTCGGCTCATCTCTTGCTCGCAATGAATGGGAACTGTTGAATCATTAAATGTTTGAAACAACTCCATTTGCTCATTGCAAACTTTGCAAAGCCAATCGTAATTTGGCACACCATCCCCAATCTATTGACAATTTGTAACATTGGTGGAATTGAACCACCGCACTGTCCCCCGTGCGCAAACCTGCAATGTCTTACCCCCTCCCGAGCGAAAGGATTAAACTCTCGGGGAAGTTTTACTTAACTTGAGTTGCCCCAAGCTGCGCCAGCAGCGCCGCCACCTCGGGCGTGACACCTGCCGGTGCCGTTGCTACCGCTGCAGCAGGAGCAGTTGTGGCGCCCCCGATGTAGGCATTTGCCTTGGCAACGGCTGCTGCATCATTAGTTGCATCGAGCAAAATCCACGGTGCGCTTTTGCCGGGCTTGGCAGTTCCTTGACCAATACGAGCAAGGACTTTGTGTCCCACCTTTGATTTCAGTGAGTTCTTGAGTGCGACATTGAAGAACAACACATTGTTGTGAACGGTGTTGTCATCAAGATTGACGATGTTCACTTCGATTGCATCTGCATCGCCGTGAACGGTGGTGATTCCTGTCTTAAACTCAACAGGTTCTAGGATAAGCAACTTGCCGTTTAGGTCTGCGACCTTGACCGACTCTGTTGCTGCACTTGGTGCTTCGAAAGCCATTTGGCTTCCCCCATTTCTTTTTGGTTTGGGTGGTGCTTAGTTTGTTGGCGTTTCCAACTCTGTCGGCGGTGTAAGTTCCGCCAATTCTTTTGCGATGTCGTTAATCGTTTTTGCAGGTATTCCGCAAGGGCAACCATCTCGCTCACACATTATTTGGTATCTCCTGCACAAGCCTTAGATGGATCATCTGAAAATGGTTGAAAGTATGGGCAGTAATTACACAGGCGTGACGGCGCCGTTGGAATCATCGCCCACATTTGTGGATTTGCCTCAACATCTACAGTTGAGAGCAAGGTATAAATAGAATCAAGGCGAGTCAGGGCATCAAGTGCAATCTGTTTGTCGTAAGGATGCAGCTCAACATACATATCGGTGATTTGACCGCCTGTTGGCAGATACACCAATCCTACGAAATTGACCGTTGCACCTTGTTGTGCTTTACCATAGGCATAAAGCATTGTCTGAATAATGTTTTGATCGGTGGCACCTTCACGCTTTCGCACCTGTAAGTTTGATGGTGAGGTGGTTTTCCAATCAAGGACAATCCCAAGTTCTTTATCAAAGAGGTCAATGGTTCCTGAAAGATTAGCCCTAATCTTTACCTTGGATTCAACCTCATAACGCTCAGGCATCTTGCTAAAAATCTTTTCAAGATGTGAGTGAATTGCAGTTCCTACTTGGGATGCCCAATTGCCGTTTGAACCTTCATTCACCTTATCCCACGCCAGCAATTTGTACGCCAATTTGCGTGTGCATTTTTCCCCCACCTCGCTAGGTCCAAGATAGACCTGTTGAGATCGTGGCGCATAAATACCTGCATCGGTAATAATCTTGGCTAAATCTTTTCCAAGATTCTCTGCCGGCGTGGTCAAAGGTATAAATGTCATTGGTTAATCATCCTCGCTTACAAGAGTGAATCGGCGTGATACTGATAAGACCTCAAGAGCTGAGATCACTTGTTCAGGCAAGATTTCTCTTGCTCGCTTGGTGTCAAATCGCTTGGATTCAACGCGAGTCCAACGAACAACAGGGCGATTGAGAAACATTCCAACTTCGCCATCGCCCAAGGCTTGCTCAATATGCGCTCTAGCAATCTCGGCAACCTCCTGTAACTCTTTTATCTTGAAAAGAGCAGATTTATACTGCTCCAACCAAGCGGCGGTATTGACATCAAAATCAATAACACCCTTCTCAATTTCTACACTCATTTCAGTTCCCCCTTAGTAGTACGAGTGTTTTTTCCAAAATGACCAAGCGGCACAAGGACCGCCCGATCCATACTTGCGCCCAATATAAGCGAGCGAAGCAATTGTTTGAGATACGGTGGATTTTCCACGCTTCATCCCAAGGTTCCTATAGGTTCCATCAAGTAACTGTCCGACTCCGCGAGCAGAACTTTTTGGATTCTTATGATCCTTCCAATGTGATTCACGCACCATAAGCGCGTTGAAACATTTGAAGTCTCTTGGTGTGAGTAGCTCTTTGGCTAACTCTTTTGCGCTGACCTGCATAAGAGCAGGGCGCTCTTTGTAAATAATCACTTCAGGCACCGCCTGAGTTGCTGAAACTACTCCGCTGATTAAAGCGGTCACGATGAGGATTCCAATAATTGTAAGGAATCGTCTTTTATCTCTTGGTGTGATTGGTTCACTCCTTCTCTAGTTGCACGAGGAAACCTTGTCAATATCTTTCGGACATAACCGATAGATGTATGAAGGCTTTGTGCAATTTCGTGGGCGTTAAAATCTCGCTCCCTTAATTCAAGGATTCTGTTAGCCATTTCGCCAACAGGGATTCTGCGTGGATGTAGAACCTTCTCGCGCTCGCGAGGTGTGCTACCTCCCCAAACTCCATACGGGATTTCATTGCTTATGGCGTATTCCAAACACTCCTTCCTGTGAATACAACTCGCGCAAATTGCTTTGAGTTCGGGCAGTCTCTCTGCCTCATCTGTTCGACCATCGGGGAAAAAGAAATCTTGATCCTTTAAGGTCGCACAGATTGCTTGCGCAAAATTAGGTGCATCGCAAAGGACTGATCTAATTGTCATTTGCGTTCCTTGAGCCATTGGGTCAAATCTTGCACAACCCACGACTTATCTATGCCAGCATTTCTGCGCTTGATGATGACATAGTGCAACGGCACTTCGGATAGACCGCGAGCCTTTGCATAGTTTTCTGCCTCAACTTCAGCTTCACGCCAAAATTCAGGCAAACTTAGTGTCTGACGATTCTTGAGTTCAAGAATGTATTGTTTGCCGGCGATGATGGCAACCAAGTCACCTTCATCGTTCTTGCCAGCCTTGACCAAACGCTCACACAAGGCACCAGCACTACGAAGCCAACGCATTACATCGGTTTCGTATTGTGCGCCCTTGCGACCATTTGGATTTGCCATCTATTCAACGACCTTCAATGCAGGATAGTTATTGCCAGCCTCACGAGAGATGCGACCAAACTTGACTGCGCGGATTAAATCCTCAGCCAAGATAAGTGCTTCATCTTCAGTCATATTGCAAAGCAATGGTGCGTTCTCACTCAAGTTCTCGCGAGCATTGTCTAGGTGTTCAAAATAGTTTTCAGATTTGACTGAGCGATCTGCCGAATGTCTCAACAGGTCAAGGTCATCTAAAGGATATGCGCCGACAACATCTTGGACTAAATCTTTGACCGCATCTTGTTCCTCTAAATACAAAGCGATGCTGCCATCTGAGTGATTGTGAATTGAAAATAAAGGTTGGCGAGGTTGCTTCTTGAAATTCATTGACCTTCACCAATTTCAAATGATGAAATGATGATTGCATATAGAGCTAATGCACCGATGATGATGCAGATTGTTGCAAGTAAAAACATTGGGTGTCTCCGTTTCGTTTGTATAAGGATGGCACACATTACACAATTTTGACGGTTAGTAACGCCCCGCGTGTCTAAATCTTTTTCTGCACTTCAATTTGAAAAGGCGCAGCGGTATTGATGTCGTACTTGGTTGAGACATCTAAGGCTTGCAAGATTTCAGCCTTGCCGACCTCACCTTTAATTGAAGCCATATAACCCATCCCGTAAGGCGAGCCTGAGCCGACACCATAAATGCCATCGGATGATTGCGAGATGCTCAATTCATCGCCAATTTCAAAAATGTTGCCGTTGAAGGCAAGCAAGTAGGAATAAGAAGCTGCATCTTTGGTGTAGTCGTATCCTTGTGCCTTAAACACGGCAATGATGCTTGGGATTATCTTTCGACCCACAAACTTCACCGGGTCGGTGCCATCGTAGGCAGGTGGCTTCCATAGGTACATAAGGATGTCACCCGGGCGGCAATCGCCCGAGACTGCCAACAAGTATTTATTGATCTTGACAATCTTAGGCGTTGAAGGCGAGATGATGCGCTTATCGCCGTCTGTGATCTGACTGTCAGCCCCGAGGATGGCAAAGTCTGCCCCTTGATAGCCGATGATTGTGGTCACGGCTCTATGGTACCGCCAAAGGCGTGAAAACCCCTCGGTAGCAATTCCCCAATTCTTTCCCAAGAGGCTCCCACGCCGAGGCTGACCCTAGGACACGCTCAAACAATTTGTCAAAACTTGCCCTTTTGGTATGGACAACGGGTGGACAGGTGTTAAAGTTATCTCATTGGGAAACGAACGGTTCCCAAGAATGGAGTTCCAAATGAAGTGCGATTTTTGTAATAGAAACAAAGAAACAATCAATACTGCAATTGAATACAAAGGTAATGATGTTTTCAAATTTGATTCTTTAGTTTTGACTTTTGATCTATGCGCTCAATGCGTTGGTGAGAATTTGTCTTCAGTTAATGGTTTTGTAAAGGCAGGTGCATAATGCTTCACCATTGCCAATGCACTACTTGCGGTGCAACATTTTATGCAGTTGGAAAATTATACGAATGTCTAAATTGCTACGAAACACGATTGGGGTTGAACTAATGGAGCGTTATTGGTGTGTGTATTGCGGTTTTGATATGACCGCACTTGGTATGTGCGTTGATTGCAACGAATACAAAAGCGCAGTTACCTTTGATGAATATGTTGAGATGAACGGCGTTGAGCCAAAGGTCTTTGCCTAATGAATTACGGCAACCTCATCAAAGAATCTATCCTTGAGGTGTATCCAACGCCCTCAATCATTATGCGCGAATCTGCTCAAATGTTGATGAACGCATCGGTTAGCTCAGATTCAGAATTTATTGAATCATCACTTACGGCAGTCACTATGATCACAAAAGTATGCTTAGAAATCGTCAGAGAGGAATCAGTCAATGTCACTAACTAAAAGAGGCAAGCAAGTGAGAGCAGTTGCAATTGTTATTGGTGTGTGGGCTTTATGGATGATTGCAAGCAACCTATGGTGGGTCGGCGTAGGCAACGCCAATGCCGATTTCCTTGGTTGGTGTTGGGGTTCAATGACTGAGTGCGTGGTGTTGTAATGAGAACTAAACATTCAATTCGAGTTCCTGAAGGTCTATGGGCAATAGCAAAAGCCAAGGCAAGTAAGGAACACACAACTGTCACCGCCATCATCATTGAGGCACTCAAGGCATATACAAAGTAAAAGGCGAAAAGCCCACCGACACCTTGGAACGGCAAGGGCGGTGGGCTTTTCTATGCAGTAAAACTTAGCGTAATATTTCTCTGTAATCTTTTACTGAGTTTTCAATATCTGAAAAGCCCGGCACTTGATTCACAATAGTAGGTTTGGCAACATAAGTTGGTATTGACCGATTTAATTGCATATAAGCAACATCTACAGGTTCGTTAATGTAGCTCAAACGAATAAGATCATCAAAAATGTCTTTTTTGATACCATAAGCGTGTAATGCAACGCCGCCCATCAATCGAGCCACTGTGTCATTGATTGGTTGTGATTCTTGAATATTGCATCCAAGATAGATCATCTGCCAATCCTGCGGTATATCTTTGATAATTGCTTCAAAAACTGCATTAAATTTAGGATGAAGGAAAGCATCATCTTCAAAAATAAAAATAGATTGACAATCATAATACTTTTCAACAACCGCCCGATGGCTTGCGGCACACGCTTGCGCAGCGCCAATGCCTTGGGCTAGTCCATCAACGGCTTCAAATCTCTCAAAAGTAATCCCGTGAGTATTTAATTGTTGCGTGATGTTTTCAAGCCTGTCGGTTCTACGAGCAAGATTGATAACAACAACCTTTTCAAATACTTGGTTAAATGTCTGTTTCAATCTCGCCTGCAATACTGGCATAGGCTGCCAAGTCCACAAAAGAATCAAGGTGATCAGGTGTCTCAATAAGGCGAGCAACTTTGACTAATGCCAAGCACATTGCAGCTTGAGCAGGTGTGATTTCTGTTTCAAGCCACACTGACCATAAGTGTGCAATGCGTTGGTGATTGACAAGCGGTGTGCCGTAATTCTTATTGCGATCACCGTGTGTAAGGCGATCAGCTTCTTTTAAGATTTCCCCCCGATTCATCTGTTCCCCTAATCTTTGAAAGTTGGCTTGCCGAACCCTACAACAAAAACAGGCAACGAAGGCTTAATGCCGTTGTTCTTTTTCTTAAATGCCCGCTTCTTTTGGCAGACTTGCCCGCCGTTACGCTGATCACCCTTTTTGTCAGGTGCAGTGTTGCCCTCAATAGTAGTTACGGTGCCATCGCCGTTGTTCTTGGTGACGATACCGATGTGTGAGATGCGATCTACGCCGTCTCCCGGGAAGTCAAAGAATACTAAATCTCCCACTTCAGGGATGGCAGTTTCAGCCTCTTGCCAATGCCCTGCCTTTTCAAAGGCGGTGGCACCGGCTAGGGTCGAGGTACAGTCAGGGATTTTGACTCCTTGTGACTTGAACACCCAATTGACAAATGCCCCACACCAAGCCTGATTGGTCTTTTGGTACTTTGTTTGATTGTCTGCAGGTCCTTCAATGTAACCAAGTTCCCCGCGAGCCGTCATTGCTACTTGATTGCGTTGGCTCATTTACTTCTTCTTTGTATCGTTAAATGCAGTTTCAATCTCATCTTTGCTTAACTTGCCATCTGCAATATAAGACTTTGCAAGTGATTCGCCGACCTTGGCAACTGCTAACAAACCTGCAATACCTGCAGCGGTGGCAGCCTTAACGCCAAATAATGATCCTGCTCCGATAGTTCCTAAAGCTGAGATGTAGAAAACGGCTGCTAGGCGGATGATGAGTGATTTTGTGTGCTTCATTTGGCTCTCTTTTCTAGTACCTTGAGGATAATTTCCATTTGTGCTTCAAGGCGATTGATTGAATCGCGCATTGAACTGCCACCATTGGGCTTCAATTCTGCTAAATAATGCTTGACAAGCCATCTTACCAATCCTGCGAAAGCACTGATGATTGCGATGACAGATACGATTAGCCCTGCCCAGTTTGTTGGTGTCATTTGCGCGGTCTCCCGTTATGAGTTAGTTGTGGATGCTTCTATCGTGGCTTTCAAGACTGCAATTTCTTGCGCTTGATTACCGATTGTCTCGCGTAAAAACTTGAGAACTTCAGTGATTTCTACCTGTGTTTCCATTATTCCCCCTTGATTTGTGGTTCATTTGCATATAAAGCCTTGACTTGATCTTGTGCATCTTTTTCTGTTTCGTGGCAACCCATCACCGTTAGGTCAGAGTTTTTCACAACAGGATAACCTTTGCATCCGTATGAGCCTTTGAGTCCGATGTGGTATGGCATTTACTTCCCCTCTAGTGCCTTAATTCGTGCATCTTGATCTTGAATAAGAGCTAATAACCCCGGAACGATGAAATCTGAACTCCAACGAGATGCCCGACCTTGCGAATCGTGATCTACTGCAACAGGATAAATTGCATCTAATTCTTCGGCAATAAAACCCGGAACCAAAACACCCGAACGCTCATCCTCGGTATCTAAATAATCATCACGGTATCTAAATGCTTTAATGGGTACTGTAAGCAATAACTTTGGATTTAATTGTTCAATAGTTGTTATATCAACAATATCTTTTTTGAATCGAATACTTGAACCCGATGCTGCTACTAAACGAGCAGTTGGGGTTGAAGCATCATTGATGCGAGCAGCTCCACCTGCCGTTGATACTTGGTATCCGGGATTGTAAATGTATGCACTGGCAGTTATATTTCCAGAAGCGGTAATAGTTCCCGAGCTAGTTGTTGAAATATTGCCCGATGTGGTAATTGCACCGCTTGATGTAATGCCGGTGTTGCCAGTCAGGGTTCCTGATTGTGTAATGTTCACAACAGCAGTGATAGAACCTGAGCTATTGACTAGGAAAGCAGCATTTGCGCCAGCAAGGGTTCCTATTGCATAAACTCCACCGCTACTATAAACGGCAGATGCTTGGG